CACAATATCGCCACGAACTTTAATGGAGAACCCGTATCGTTCAGATTGGGGGGGTCGTCTGGTGGAACGAATGTTATGTCCGAACAATATACGTTATATGATATGTCTCCGGACGAATTAAGCGCAAAAGGCTCGGGAGGGAGTAGACAAATGTATAATTATGTTTCAGCAGGCAATACGATTGATTTAATACAAACGCCAGATGATACATATAAACCTGACAAAGTATCTAATGGGGTTACCATTGATTCACTACAACAAAAACGTATGGATGATATTAGTGAAATTATGCCAAATAAACAACCATTCGGACAACAAATTACTAACTAACAAAACAATATAAAAATATTATATTATTTTATTTATACAACTATGGCTGATAAATCCACTCTTAGTCGCGCATTCAACACACATTTCATTGATTTTGTTGATGATATTATTCGTATATATCCTGACAATCAGGATATTTTAAAGTTAAAGACATCATTCGAAACAATTAAAAAAGCAAATCCTTCATTGACAGTTAAGGCATGGTATCAAAAGGTATATACTCCTTATTCTAAAATCATTGATGCCGGTGATATATCATTCTTTTTTGATAAGGATTATTCTCAAGACCTTCAAACTGTGGCTAATGCCGGGGAACTTATGAAAATGATCGACCAGATTCGTGGTCCTGTACGTTCTATGAATGACGAAAACAAGGATCATTGTATGAAGTATATTCAAAATCTTAGTAAAATATCTCTTGCTTATTCCAGTATGTAATTACATTACTGATATAGTAAGCTTAATAATTCGCCGGGATTCAATAAATTCAAATAATTCTTTACTTTATTGCGTGTAATCTTTTCTTTATTTTTCTTCTTCAAAGAAGGAATGTAAATATTTTTGTGTAAAAAATTAACATAACGACTATATTTATCTGGTATTGATGTATTCGTTTTGAAAACAAATTTATTCATATAAAAATTATGTATAACATTTATAATTCTTTCATATTCATTATGGATTTTATGACGAATATCACGAGTTTTACGGTATATTTTATTATACTCGTATAATTTACCAATACGACGAATACATAGATATTCATATGCATAATATGGGTTTATAGTACTCATTGTATCACGTAATATTGTATCTGGATTTAATATTTTTGAGCTATTACCGGTATTTAAATCTGTCAGTAAATAACCGTCTATATCATCTGCTCTTTCAAATAAATTATTATAACAATGTAAGTCATATTTACGAGGGAAATAAATCATTCCTTCTATGTTCTTAAAAAAACTATCATCCTCATAAACCGTATTCGGAATGTATTTTACAATATTATTTTTTAATTCATACACAGATACCAGGTAAAATTTATCTATGTTCGAATTACTATTTGTATAAGTGTTCTTTAAAATAAATGTGTATGATTGAGTTTTTGATAGATATTCTAATATTGGAGTCGTATTTAATTCGTTTATATAAAGAGCTGCTTTGAATTTACTAATTATATTCGTTTTTTCTTCGTTTGATGTAGATATTAATCGCCATGTGTCACATCTATCGTCATACAATAAATTTATTATATCACCTTTTATATACTCACTTACTTGAATATTAGAGGTTATTGTCGGATAACGTTCCACAAATGTGTTATATCCCATTAACTTAGGTGGGGAATAACTGAGTAGTTTGTTCTCAGGATATGAAAGAATTACCATTCTATATGGTCGGGTTTCAATGTCATTATAACATAACACATCTTCATCATAGTTGAATACATAATAATACACATTATCATATTGTACCAATTGTTTGGGTATGTTCTGATTTAACATATAATCTACATCTATATGGTCGCCTAATGATGTGGTGGATAGTTCCATAACTAATTAAATTATATATGGAATACTTTTTATCTATTTTGTTTACGAAATAACATTTGTATGTAATATAATTTAGATACATAATATATATTTTAGTATTATATTATAATGGAAACAACAAACGACACTGATACTATAATAGAAGAAACACCACTTAACCGAAACACAATTAACAGTGACCGTTCTATTCAATTAGAATTAGGGGATATAGTAGAAATAATGGCCCCGACAAATAATGATATTCATGAAATGACCGGATTAATATCGTATATTGATGATAGTAAGATTTCCATTATTAGTACTTCTACAGGGAAAACACATATTTTAAATATTACCGAAGATGGACTTTTAAGTGATGAATCTATTACTGAAATTCATTTACTTAATCGTAGTGATGTGAAAGGATACTCCAGACAAAATAACTTGTTACCAAAAACTTGGATTGATATTCATTTTGGGGGTGAAATTCCAGCCATTATTACTGGAGAAATAACCAATTTAGAAGAGGATATGATAGAAATTACTACGTTTCCTGATATTAAAACAATATACATTAATTTTGGTTATAAAGGTCTTCCGGAAAATATCCCAATTGACCGGATTGTAATACGTACCAAGCCAGACTCATTGAAAAATGTTCCTTCCCTTGCTGTAGTAAGACAAGAATTAGAGGAAGGTGAAGAATTCGACCCTGAGAATTTCCAACAAGAAGATACTGCTACTATGGAATTTACAGACACTGGTGAATCTATTATTCAAGTACCTGACGACGGTGTTTTTGATGAGAATGTTCGTGAAACATTACATAACCTATACATTGATGCGAATTCTATCATATTTGGTGAAAGTTTAGAAGCCTTAGAACAAACTGTTGAAATACCAGAATCTGAACGACGATATAGTATTGAGGAACAAGTGAATGATATGGTTGATGAGCTATTGTCTACCGTACCAAATAACCAACGTTCTATGCGTGTTATGAATAATATTCATTTACTTATCGAGCGATTTAAAGAATTAAGAGCTACGTTTTCTAAGTTTGATAGTAATCAAAATGTATATGATGTTGATACAAAAGGGTCACATTATAAACCTATTGTTGATAAAATAGTTAATATTGATGCACAATTAAAATGGTTAATACCTGTCGTTGCTAATAAGAAATTTATTTATACTTCGAATGATGTAACTGAAACAGATGATGTTATTATTAATAATGACGGTCAAGATTTATTGAGATTACAACATTTACAAGACAGTTACTTCCGCAAAAAAAATACCGACCAATCATTAACCTATACAGAATTAAACCTTCGTACAACTTCTTTATTATCTTCTTTTACAAAACCGGATAATTATAATAAGTATCTTCATAATACAGAAGTTCTCGGTAATATTGATACTATTGTTGATAACTTTGGTGAATTTAATTCTACTGTCTTTGGAGACGAAAAATTACCATTAGTCACAAAACAGTTTGTTATTCAAAGATATAATCTTGGACTTTCCACTGTTAAAAAGGTTGACCTAAAAGCTGGTAAATCGGTTTATGTACGAAGTCCTTTAACTCAAAATGATAATATGACGGTGAAATCTATTCTTACGATGCCCGAATCATCCATACAATCCTCGAAAATGTATTTACCCAATACCAATATTTTACAAAAATCTACATTACATGAGAACTTTATCTCTAATTTTAGACTGTTAAGAAAAAACCCGGAGATTATACCTCATGTCATTAATGACCTATCCAAAGAACTTGATTATGAAAAGATGAAAGAATCAACACAAAAAGACTTGTTCTCGGGAATACAAGAATTCATTCTTGGGAATGATGTTTCACAAGATGCTATTAATAGTAATAAATTTAAACAATTCTTAGATGTAATTATGCCGAAAAATCATTTCTTAATTGAAACCGTCAGAAAATACGTGAAAAACAAAATTTCTTTCTTAGGATTTGTAGAACAATTAGAACCTTTCGCAGTATATTCAGATGATATTCATGTCAAACAATATAGTCAAATCAAATTTTTTATTAGAGAACAAATCAAACAACTCAAACAAAATATGATTGAGAAGAACAAGAATTTTAACTATATTCGTAATGCTAAATTTGATGTTTCTCCATTAGATAATAATAATATTTTAACTTTGATTTCAACCAAAGGTGATATGACAGAACCATTTTATCAAAGTTATCATTTACTTAACAAAGAGAAACAGTTCGCAGAACTGAATCCACAAGAACTATTAATACGCCTTAATGATTATGATAATAGTAGGTTGTATACCAATCTAATGGTGTCGATTTTAATATCACTTATTACACCTGAAAATCTTAGTGATGTTATCAATACACCCAATATAGACGAACTTACAGATAATGAAAGAGTCAAAGCACAAGATTGTACTAAGAGATTCTTAACTAAAAAATATACTTCTATGAAAGACTTACAAAGTGATAACAACAATGAGGAAGTATATTATGATACTGACCTTGATGATACTCCTTATAGTATATTAAAGAAATACGAAGACGAGAAAAAGAAAATGGTTCCTGAATTATTTCATGAATTCTTAGTTGAGAACCTTATACACAAACATGACGCACATAAAGATATCGCGAAAGACCTTGCTACTACCATTATTACTGGGAAAAAAATGGTATCTGATGGCGAATACGCAATGTTGGAAATCAAACCTACTCTTGATGATGGTAGAAGTATTGAATCATTATCTGATAAAGAAAAGGAATCAGTTGAAATAGAACAAGACATACGCAAAAAGACCTCTTATTATAAACGCGTCAAAGATAACTGGGTTAGTGATACTTCCATTGATGAAGAAGCCTTCCTTGACACAAATACATTATTCTGTAATATTAGTCGCGATTGTTATAAGAATAGTAAAAATAGCGCATGCGAAACTACCGACCAAGCTAAAAATAGATTTCAAGAAAATGCACGAAAGAAATTACTCGATGAATTTGATAAGAGATATGAAATTTCAGTTGAAGAATTGGAATCCAAATTGGAAGATAATATCGCCTATCATCTGAAAATGCTTAATAAATCACGTATATTAAAGGATATTCAGTTGTATAAAGCTAATAACCTTGCCTATATGCTTGGTTCATTAGCTACCGAAAATGACGCTATTCAATCACCACATTTATTATTACGTGACCGCATATTAGGTCAAGATAACTTCAGCAAAAAACAACAAGATATTATTATTTTTGTTCGTAAATATTGTCGTTCTCCTATGGTATCTGAATTAAACGAACATCACGCATGGTTGTACTGTAAAGATACGAATACTAAATTATTCCCTATTTCATTATCAGAGTTAGCCAATGTATTTATTGACAGTGGGAATTATAATCAAAAATTAGAAGAGTTATGTCATTCAAATGGTATGTTAAGTGATGACGGCGATTCTATTGTTGATAAATATAGTGGATTTGTCCTCCGCAAAATGGATTTCAGTAGTGAAGAAGGGTTTGACGAAAGTGGCTTCCGAATTACATCCAATGACATCATGGAAAAGGATTTGGGTAATGTAGTATTAGAGTCCATTGGCAAAAAGAAAACTCGGGTGTTTGAAAATAAGCTTTCAGAAACCATTTATAACGTATTTTCTACAATTTCATCTAATATTGACATCAATGTTGATTCTATTGAAGAATTTGTTATGAGAACATCCAACGAAATCATCGATAAAAGTATCATGAAAGAAGAAACATATAATAGGAAATCTAAGAAATTAGAAAAGGATAAGGGTAAATCATTGGGGCCTTATCAAAAGTACTATGATGAAACCGTTATTGTTATTATTTCTTCCGTTTTACTTGTTGCTATACAAACAGCAGTACCTTCATTTCAACCTAAGAAAACATTTCCTGGATGTGTACGTTCATTTGGAGGGTTTCCTATGAGCGGAATTGAGGATGTAACTGGTATTAAATATATAGCATGTGTTCTATACAAAATCAAAAGCCAAATTTCTCCTTGGACGGCAATTAAACAATACAAACAAGACGCATTAACTAAACGTATTACCAGTATGATTGAATTACATATTTTAAAACGTAACGACATTACTGACCTATATGTTAGGAAACGCGAATATGTTATGTTGAATCCTGATATTGTCATTCCAGAAGAGCATAATATTGAGAAGTGGAAACATTTTATGCCACCTGTTGTGAAATTTTCTATTGTCAATTCTCTTAGAAATGTCAGTACTGAATTCAAAAAAGACTTTATTGAATTGTTACGATATGGTAAATCCGATCAATATAAATCTATTTCGGTTTTAAAAAGTAGAATCACACAATTCGGATATGGAATTATAGAATACATCAACCATATTGTACGCAATAAGGACCAACTTCTTAAAACTTCCTCTCAATTACCTTTCTTAGAAAATGCTTGTTGTAATGAATCGAATTTAACGAATCCTATCGAATATTTTACTCAAGAAGATGAGAACATTCAAGTTGGTATTAAAACGGTCAATCAATTATCTGCAATTCTAAATGATTTAAATACATTAACCAAAGCTCCTTCTTTATATCATGAACCATTTACTGGCATTAAATACCCGGTCGTTTCAAGTGGGAATATGGAGGAATTAATTTATTCGACAGTTATTCATTATTGTAATTTTGATAGAAACTTACCCGTACCAGATATATATAAATCAATCTGTTCTGAACGCCCTGCTGAATATAACTCTTCATGGGGAATCGCAGATAAAATAGAATTCCTCAAACGAAATGGAAACAAGTACAGTGAAAGTGATTTACATAAGTTGATGAAAATTGTATACCAGAACAATCTTATTTTCATTGATAATCAAACAGAACATAATCAAGTAAATATATTAAAAGATGTTATCGCTCATCTTGAAATGACGAATTCAACTGTTATTGAAGCACCTTTACGTAAACATATGTTGAATGTTCTCAATAAATACAATCCTAAGGTTATGACAAATGAGAGATGTGATGAATTAAAAACATTAAACCGATACTTGAGTACTACAAATGAAAGATTATTCAAAGAAATTATTAATTTTATTGATAAACATGGAAATCTTAGTGTTAGTGAAATGAATAAATTTGAATCATTCATGGTAAATATCGCAAAATGGTCTATTGATGACAACAAAACACCACAAGGATTACACGCTATCATTCAATTCATACAAAACGCATCATTTTCTATTGGAAAAACGTACCCTTCTGCATTATTATATGAAAACCCATTCTATTACAAGGTACCCGAACATTGGGAACTTAGCGACAATCATGCAAATGACGTCTATAAATTTATAGACAAATACTATGCAAAACTTCACAAATTCAAATCCGATACAATTATTACTCGTTTGCTAATGGAAGTGGGAAGAAGATTATCTACAATCACTATGTTTATGGAAAATATACCATTTCAAACCGAAATTATTAAGGATATTGAGGAGACAACCCAATCTTTCCACTGTATGTTTGATAAACAAACTATTTTACGTCTTTATACTTACTGTTTCTACTCCATCATTTATGAATATATTGTCCTCTCTAATGACTCTGATTTACTAATAGCCGATATTCAAATCAATAAAATGACACGTAGACAAGACATCGCAGATGAATCGAATGTTACCGACCAATTAGTAGCAGAAGTGGATACTACGGATGAAGGTATGATGAACGCACAAAACAATTTAGAAGAAATACAAATCGAAACTGGAAATTTATTAGAACTCAAAGAACGAGTTGCTTCTTTATTAGTCACTTTCATAGATGTAGAACAAGAAAACAAACTCGCACTTGATATTACTTACGATAATATCATCAATAAAGTGAATCGTTCAAAGGATAAAGAGAAACAAGGCATTATTTCATATTTGGGAAATATGAGTATTGAAGAACGTAAAATCGAGGATATGTTTAAAAAGCATAAGCTTGAACGATGGAATATCGGACAACAAAAAGGTATCTTTCAATATGATAAAACTACTTACGACCGTGAAAGAAATGAATTAGTAGAACAATTGTTTACAGACCAAACTGACGCACAAGGAGAAACGAATAATGAAGCTCTTGATATATATGACATAGAAAAGAGGGATGAATATGAACCTGGAGACGATTATAATCGTGATACCTACGACTTCCAAGATATAGGTGAAGATTACATGGATGGGGATTTTTATCCAGAGGACCGAGATGAAGATGATTTTCCAGAAGATTAGGCTTTTCTCCATAAATTTTTTATATTGATATTGTAAATCATAAATATCAATATAATGAAGGGTTTTGTACGTTATCATAAACTTAGTATCTCTATTCTCATTTTTCTTATCTTGTTCTCTATTATTCATATGATGAAGCCTACCATGTTATATAATGACGATGGGTCATTTAGACAATTTGGTGTTGGGTACAGACATAAAACAGTTATCCCTATTTGGGGCGTTTCTATGGTAATCGCTATTTTCTCTTACTTGTCGGTTATGTATTATTTAGCGTACTTGTAACCATATTTTCATCCATTTTTATTGTATACAATCAAATAATAATGGACGAAGCTACATTAATCGAACCTTCTGTCAAAAACTATCTATTTAACACTCTTCAGAAATGTCATACAAAAAGGGTGGATATCTATTTTTATGTGCTTAATATCGGGGTTCTCGTTATATTTGGGTCTATTGTCATTGCTACGTTGTATTATTGTTATACACAAAAACCAAATGAATATGATAGACAACAAAAACTTGTGAAAGACCAAGAATATGTCATGTCAAAGATTCGTTATTACCAAGACCAGAGGAAAAATGACGAAGAAACACAGATTTCCAGTATTTCTAACTTGCCTTTCATATCCGGATAATATACAAATTTATTCTATGCGTATTCTATAAATTAGTATGAGTATTACAGACCAAAGTCGCGAAACTATTATTATTGAAAAGAATACCGCTCAGAATAGATTAATAGATATATTAGAGAACTACTCCAGAGAGTCTTCACATTTAACAATACAAGAACAATTACATGGAGATATCGACTTTTCTCCCATCAGAGAAATGGGCTTTGGGTTGGTTGATACCATAACTATCGGTAAAGGTGAAATTACTAACATTAAAAACATACCAAAAGGCATTGTTTCTTTCACATGTATTGAGAACCTTCTTAAAAGTATTGATGCATTGCCAAGTTCTCTAACACATATTAATGTTTCTGGAAATTTATTAGAAAATATAGAAGTATCAGGGTTAAATAATCTTAAAACTCTCAATGTTTCACACAATAAACTTACACAATTAGAGAACCTTCCAACTCATTTAGAAGAATTATTGTGCGATTGGAATGAACTGTCACAATTAAACTTACAAGGACTTACTAAACTCAAAACACTTAATATTTCTAACAACAATATTACACTTATTGAGAACCTTGACACACAAACTCTTGTTATTGATGAAAATACTCCAAGTATAACTTATCGTAATTCAGAAGTAAACCAGGTAGGTGGTGATAATAATGATGGGAATGAAGTAAATACCAATTACAAAGACGCAATTAATTTATATTTTCGTATGAAAAATGAATATGAAACGAAAATCCATAACAAAAAGAAACAGATATACGATAAAGAACCTAATAAAAAAATGGCAAAACGACTCATTCAACAATATACACCTGAATGTATCAAATGTAAAAGAAAAGTTGGAACGATATTCACAAAAGACGAGAACCTATACAAAGCTATTTGTGGTGATACACGAAATCCGTGCAATCTTAATGTCGAAATATTTACTGGTTTCTTATTGCATTTTAAAGATATGTTCGATTTAACAAAGGATGATTTTGAAAAAACACGAGAAATTATAGACATAGAAAAGCTTAACGATTTATTTGATTACGTTTCAAGTGAAGATAATGTTGAATTATATAAGAAAACCCTGGAATTATACATTGAAAACGAGAATTCATATAAATCATATCTTGAAAAACATACCGAATTATATAATAATCCTGAAACAAAAAAGGCATTAATTACCGCTCAAGAAAAATTATTTACACATATTGAAAAAAGTAAACAATTAATGGATGAATATAAAAAAACGAACAATAGAGAGTTTTTAAAGACGGCTATGGATTTAAGAGTCAATGAAATCAAACGGGAATTGAAGACCATACAACGATTGAAATACGGAATTATGGAAATTGTAACACAGCCAACCAAAAAAACATTCCCAATACATACTTTATACCAGAATGTCGTTTCTTTAGATAACCTTGATTATTCCTCTATGGAACAACAACGCGTTATCAACTTTACTATCTAATTTATTTCATAATACACTATGAAATAAAACGGTTTCTTATTTAACAATCATTATAATTTGATATACCATCCCATACTACATCATGGGTTTTAGCCCAATTTTGTTTAGCACAAATAGGTTGTCCGGATGCTTTCCAATCATCATGTGCGAAATCAACAGTAGAGTTAGCAGTATCAAACCCAATAGTCTGTTTCGCACTATCACTTAGCAATCCACTTTCATATAATGAACCTGTGTTTTTATCGCCATCGCTTGGGATTTTACACTTTTTATTCTCATCTATTACCCAATAATCAGGGCAGGTTGTACTTTGGGGAGGATATACTTCAGTTCCTTCACCATAAGCCATTATCATACCAACATAAGTTAGCACCCCTATTAAGGCGATTATTGCCACTATTATTACTATCATGTAAAAATTATCCATTGTATACACTATTCTATACATTTTATTTGCGACCCACTAAATATATTTAGTGAGTTGGTTCTCAATGCCGTTTATTTTATCTATGAAAATATATACCAATTATATAAAACAAAATGGATTATAATTTAACTCCCGATAGTATCATTAAAGTTGATAAAATTCTTAATGCTGCCCGATATAATGGACGAATAAATATTACTGAACCACCTTCGCCAGATGCTGTATTCAAAATGCAAGAGAAAATCGCCATTAAAAACGCATCTACTGAATATCGTGAAGCACTCGGCGGAGATATTGAAGACAATGTTCTCGCACAAGTCTATTTTTCTGCTGGTAATATTCAAATTATACAAAACGCACTTAGAGCTGGCGTATATAAAGCCTCTCAAAACAAATTTGTTATCCCACCTCAAAATATAGACACACTCAAAATTATCATGCGTAGTATTTATTTACAACACTCAGAACACCGTGAAGACGACATCACCGGTCAAGTTGAACGTCTAAATAAACTTGTTTTAGATTATGCTATCCCTTCTGTATACAGTTCTTCCATGAGCTACATGAAATATTGCCAAGACCAAAGCACTCTTGTTGTTCCACTTGAATTACCGCGCAATCATGATCGCGATTTCAAACAACTCGAACAAAGGAAGTTCATGTAAATTTACCAAAATATAATTTGTTCTCGATCATATTATATTTTACTCATTTGTTATTTGATTTTTATCTATTATCGTTTCCTTTAGGATATTGTTGATTATTTTCTTTTCGAACTTTTCGTCTTCTTCTTTACCATACCCACCCAACGATGCTTTGGAATATTCAAAGAATTTATCACATTCTGGTGTGTCTAATATATCGTACTTAGGGTTTTCAGCTATCCATGGATGCACTTGGGCTTTGTTCTTATTCGCTACTATACGGACTGCCTTTCTTAAATGCTTTTTTGTTTCATCTTCCTTCGCCCATACGTCAGAATCCTTTACGTATACCGTTTCTCGTTTTAAATCCGTACAGTGAATTGGTCTCACGTGTGGATGCATATCGCGGATACGCTCTAACATGATATCTGATATTCCTCTTACATAACCTACTTCTCCTGTATTAATAAAATCATTTACCGACAATACGATTGATTGAATGAAATCGTTTAGATTTATAGCATCCTTGCACGTCTCGTTCAAAAATACATTCAGGTTGAACTTGTTGTTGTTCGTTGTATTGTTGATTGTGTTGTTGTTGTTTGTTGTATTTCCTGCGTTCTTTGATAACTCTATAATTGTATCTTGCTGTTCCGTCATTCGCTTATGTTGCTCTATCATCAATTCCTTGAATTCTTGGTTCTGCTTCAATAACTCTATTACTAATGAGGAATCTACTGGGGGTGGGACTTGTGTTTGTTCTTGTACTACTCCTTTACACTTCCGTTTGTGGTTCCATAAACCACGCTTATATTTATAATGCTTTCCACATTCACAATAAAATCCATCAAGGGTATTATGGGTATTTTTAATCCTATTTATCCTCGTTATATGTTTTGCTGTGTTTAAATGTCTATTGTAATCTTTTTTATTACAGCATTTAAAGTTACATTCATTACATATAAATTCAGTGGGGGCTTTACTTGGGGGTTCCATCCTCGTAAATCCTATATATTAAGGATATATTTTACCCCTAAACATCCTCCGCATTAATATACCTAAAAATGTATGCTAATACAATTTTCACCATAAATTCCAAAAATACTGCGATATCCTCACAATCGCATTTTAGAAACATATTAAAACAAAACTATCTCGGCCATATCAAAAAAGGACATTTTATAAATGTCCTTTTTTTCAAATCATAGCCATTTCTTTTTGGTATTATTTTTTACTTTTTTAGCGTAAAACTATTTAATTTAAGAATTAGTAGTATGTGAACCAATAATCTTGGATAGCTCTATAATTGTATCTTGTTGTTCGGACATCCTCCGAGGTTTATTTACACCCTTGTCCGATGTTTCTTTGAACTCCTTGTCCGAGTTTTATTTGTTTTTTGGGTCTTTTGAACACTTTAATGTTCTTCTTTTACCGCCAAGTTTTCCATAAGGTCTATTCATACCTAAAAGTTGTAGATTGAATATAGTATCTACATCAGTTGTAGATGAATGATATGCCATAGTTTTAAGTGATGATATGGGTCGTGTATAATTTGATAATTCTTCTATATTATCGTCTTTTTGCTTTTTTATTTGATTTCTCGTTTCTATGTACTTTTCTATCAAATAAGGAATCCATGTCAGGTCTTCTACCAGACGAAGTTGGTTGAATATAGTATCTACATAATGTTCAATATTAATATATGGGTGTTCTAATA